GGCTCTTCTTTGATGATGATGAGCTAGATGAGTTGCAACAGCTAGTGCCGGAATTCCATAAAAACAATGTGCTTATGTGGTTTAAACAAGGCGACAAGGTTGGCTATATCGACATGAGCAACACAGTTAGTGACCTATGGTTCTGGCAACCTATTAACGCATTTTTACGTGCGGATGCTGAAGATAATGCTTATTTCAACTTCATCCAGGAGCTAACTCTTCCATTTGCAGAAGAGGATCTATTCTTCACGAGAGTGCTGGATGTCATGCGTCCAGGTCAGAGTATGCCATACGGTACGTTCAATAAAATGGATGCATGGCATAAAAGGCAGATGGCTAAATTTGCCCATATGACATACGGTCACGACTTCCGTGGCCCACTTGTCCCTGCCCACTTCGACCATTTCATGCGGTTTGTGGATGCCACAACCGGCAGAACCGACAGCTTTGGTCGCAAGCGGAACCTATTATTTGAAAGCTTGTCTACGTTCTCTGGTGCTCGTTGGCATATGATGGAAGGGGATGTTGCACTTAAGTTCAAATCAATTGACTTCCGCAACACCATGGCAAGTATACGTCAACCGTTATTAATGGTGGCAAAAGATGATAAATCGAGCGTTTCTGATATGGAGAGTGCACTCAGTGATTTCCGAAAACGCCGTGAAAATTTCTACTCCCAAGCCAAAGAGGCGATACGTGGTGCTATTAATTTAGGACTCACGAAATCGCAGGCAAGGAAGTTACTTTCAGAGGCTGGCATCAGCAACGCTGACATTAACTACATGATAAAAGGTGAACCGAGGCCTTATTTACCACAAGGTACAACCAGGAAAGAAATCCTAAGGACTCAGAATGGTAAAGAAAAGCTTAAGTTATTCTACAAAAAATAGGAAACCCCTCCAGCGGACCTTGGTTCGCGGTGGCGGTGGTGGGCCATAAACCCACCACCGCTATTTAGGAGGATAGGGGAATATAAGGTGACAATACAAGACTGGCAGAATCTCATAACAACAGCAGGTATACCAACAGCATTTCTAAGCGTAATTGTCTGGATGGTTTGGAAGAGTATGAGGTCAGTTGCACCCTACCTTCACGATGCATACAAGAGGCACTGTGATCTGATAGAAGAACTAAAGGTTTCAGTTCAGGACACGAAGAAAACCAACGAGGCACTTTCTCATGCTGCCAATGCCATAGAAGCGTTGGCAGACGAGAAGCATAAGATAGACGTGATACCGCACACTATGGCCATGAAAGAGGAATTGAAATGACCAGGAGGAGTCGCCGGAGGGCAGAGCGATCCGAGGCTATAACAACTGTTCCAGTTGAAAAACCTAAGGATGAACGAAAAGAGGTCCGCTACGAATATAAGGTTAGTCGTACTGATGCCAAGGCAGATTTACAGAGAGCTAAGGCATCCAAATGGAAATGGCTTGCAATACTTATTGGCCTTCTGATGGCCGGTTTTGCGATGTTTAAAAGTAAGTTAATAGGGGTGTAACATGCTAGATAGTATCAAAAAAGCAATTGGTGACTGGTGGAAATCAGCGACAGCTAAACGTCTACAGGCCACATTGATAACTGTTGTAATAACAACAGTGGCTGATCAAACTGGATGGATAAGCACTGATCAGGCCAATCGCCTTGCGGGTGTTGTTATTGCATTGATTATCGGTGACTCTCTACGTCCGCTTAATCCAGACAAGGTAAAGGAAGAATAATATGCGTTTTAGATTCGCTAAAAACAACCAGAGAAACCGGATGATGATACGCACTAACAGCTGTCATGATCTTGTTGATCTGGAACAGTCAGTATTGGATCTTGGATATCGCCGGTTGGGGTTTGTTGGTTTTATTAAGCACTGTCTTACGAGAAAGTGCCCTAAAAAGGATTACTATGGCGAGCCTATCGAGTGAAAGAAACGTATATATCCAGGGTGAAGAGGGCACTTCTTGATGTGCCTGGTGCCAATCCCAAGAAGCTTATGGAACATGAAGCTTGTAAGGGTATGAAGGCGCATCAGGTCAAGAACGCACTGGATCAGGTGCGTTACAGGAAGACTAAGAAGAAGTGGGTTGAATCGAATCAGGATCGCATACTTCTGAAAGGGGCAAAACACAGGGCTAATCGTTTAGGATTAGAATTTGATATCACGGCTGATGACATCAAGATACCTGAGAGATGCCCAATGCTAGACATTAAGCTACAGAAGTATGATAAGCCTGGTGGTCATTCAGCCAGCCCAACTGTAGACAGGATAGACTCTTCCAAGGGATATATTAAGGGCAATGTGCGTGTGATCAGTATGCGTGCTAACCGCATGAAGAGTGACGCAAACATCGAGAACGTCAAAGCTCTTCTTGAATACCTGGAGCGTGGTAGAGAGTAAAACCCCGCAACTGGCTAACAGGGTAGAAATGAACAAACTGCTTCGGGCATTCGTATGCCTGATAGGTATGTTTGAATCTACTATCGTAAACTTCTCTTACCTTCCAATGCTCCTTAGTAGCATGGTAGATGATCGCAGCATGTGACCTATCTTTATCTAGGCACACCCAACAGAACGGTTTGTCCACGGTTTCATCGTATGCCTTCTGCTTACATACAAAGATGGTGGGATAGGGGAAGTCCTCCTTGCTTGTCCATGACAAGGTTCTCTCTTTGACCTCAACACGCAATGATACAAATAGGTCACCGTTGTCACGGTATAGATCTCTCACACCTACCGTAGGGGCAGCGAACGTAGGGTTGACCTGGACAGTATGGCCGTGCTCGCCCAGCCAGCGAGCAACGGCCCACACCGCATCCTTACTCTTCTCCAGGTACTTTAGGAATTCCTGATGATTATTCATCCTCTCCCCTAGCCTCCGTGTTAATATCTCCGGTTCCAGCTTTTTATAGCTTCTTCTCTTGCGTGATATCCAGATCCTGCGCCGCAGTCATGACAAGCTACCTGGAATTCATCTTTATAACTCTCTACGGATACATCACTTCCAGGTCCACAAAATGGGCAGTAAATAGGCTCTTCGTCATCCTCATCCATCTCTACAAAAGTGTAGTTAACTGCTCTCATATCAGAAGTGACTTTCCTGGCCTGAAAGGGCTTCATGATGATTATCATTTTGGTCTTTTCTGACCAATGAACTATCAACCTTATCCCGTCTGTCTCAGCATCGGGTAAGACCTCGATCTGCATATCCTTGCCTACCCAAAAATTCTTATTCATCCCGATCATTCCTCATGTCCTTTACAAAAATGGGTGTGGATTCACCAACCCATGCGCCTTTCTGGTTGTACTCCATGTATTCAATAGCCTCGATCTTATCCATACCACGTTGATCCATCAGCTTTTGGATAACCTGATCTTCATCGTAGGCAACGGCTGTGTTGTGAAACTGGCTTGCCACCCCAACAATGCAATCATCAAAGCCATCCATTAAAAGCAACTCTGGCCAATCTTCTCGTATCTTCTCAACTACCATTGCACTCCTCCAGCCTAGCTATCATTTGCTCTAGATATACCTTTGCCTTCTTGAGATCCTCTATCTTCTTCTCCCATGTATTGTGCTTGTATCTATACCGACGAAGATACTTAATGATATTACCTTCCCAATACTGTAAAGGGCTATCACCAAACCAAAGGCCAATGATGTCAACTACCTCTGGGCCACGATCTGTGTAGTAATCAGGTTTCTTCAGCATCACTCGCCTCCTTCGATTCTTCTTGCAAAATCCGGAAGATCCTCAAGGTACAGGACAACGATCCAGTCTCGTCTACTTCTTCGATGAAGTACAACTGGTGTTTCCGTAGCTCCTGAATCTTCTTCTGCCTGGTCAAGCCAGTTGTATGGATTTCCTCGTTCGACACGTTTCACCTCCCAGTGGACTCCCTCAACACTAGTTATTAGGTCAGCATCCCCTGCCTCTCCGCAGTATTGCTGGCTTCTACGAGCATCACACCCCAAGACACGTTGCAAGGCTTTCGAAGCCTCAAGCTCTCCACGTTTCCCTTTTTGACGGCTGTTGGTCATACGTCTTCTCCCCTCTAGTTGTGCTTTTGCACTTTTCACAGAAAGAGATTCTGGTTCTCTTCTTAACCAAGTGGATCTGCCTAGACCCACACTTATCGCATCTCAGAACGGTGCGGTAGTCTTCCATCAGATAGATTCCTCCGATGTGTCAGAGGATGATCGTCCCGATTCATCAAGTCCAGATCCGGAATTGACTTGATCACAGAATAGCTCCTGCTGTAAACCTTTCGAAAGACCTTCTGTCTGTCGTCCCAGAAGTACACTATCACTCCCCTTGGACGCTTCACAACAGTCGGTTGTCGGAGCATTATCCTCCAGTCCTCTACACGATCTCCGTTCCTTGTGAAGTTCATGAAAAGAAGCTGCGTCCGCTTGTCTCCCGTGCGACCGTACACATTCCATACAACAGCATCGTACCTGTCCACGACATAGAACTCGTGCGTAGGCAAAAAACAGAACGATAGGATAAACCAGAAGTATTGCATATTCTATTTTAGTCACGGCTATCATCCTTTAGATATGTCTGGTGATCTAAATTGGTTTCTACGTTCATTTGTATCCTGGCAGGTGGGTGGGCCTCTCCCACCCACCTTTTAATCCGTTCGGATTCCTTCCAGGACATTTGTATGAGCTTGCAAATGCGATCAATGCGTCTACTCATAATCTCACTTGCATCTCTTTGCGTAGTACAGAATTCCAATGCGTAAAGCTCGTCGAGGGTTACGTTGTCGCACTCCACGAAAATTGGAAGGCCTGTTTTGGGATTTATGTGGTACTTTTCGGATGAGTACATCACGGCACTAAGAACCTCTGTCGGGAGCTATCAAACTTAAGAGTGATTCGTTCCTTTCTTATCGGCCCATTTCGCCTCTTGGTTATGAAGAGGTCATACCGATCCTGATCTTCCGACTCATCGCCTCCCCTGCCGTAGTACCAGGCGAACATGATTAGGTCAGCGTCCTGTTCCAGTTGACCAGACTCCCTGAGATCACTTCCCTGAAAGGCAATGGTATCCCTACGCTCAACCTCTCTGCTGACCTGACACAACGCAAGGATAGCCACATCATTATCTCTGGCAGATCCCTTGATGCGTTGTGAGATCTCTGTGACCGTTTCATACCGGCCATTCGTCGTGGAACTCCTGAGAAGTTGCAGGTAGTCTACTGCAACAACCTGCACGTTCTTCTTCTTAACGTAGTTAGCTATATGGCTTTCGACATCCTCAATGGTGCCAACGGGCTTGTAGAACAATGTCCCCTTGCCTTCCCAATGATTCCTGATGGTTGAAAGCATCTCCTCCTTGGAACCCTTCCACGTCTCCTCATCTGGGAAGGTATGCATGATAAGCCTACGTCCTATTTCATACGCACTCATCTCAGCGTTGAGCATGAGACAGTTTGTCCCACTTTCGGCCTGGCTTATTAACCATTGCAGGGCCAGGGCACTCTTACCGTGCCCTGGCCTAGCTGCAATGATTCCTACTTCACCCGGCGCAATCCCATCAATGGAACAATCGAGAGGATAGATGCCTGAGGAGAAATAGTGGTCGTTTCCATATCTATCAAGGAATGTAGCCGCACAGTCTACGATTGTGTCTCCACTATCTTCTAACGTATGCAACCTCGTCCGGACAGATTCGTAGGCACGCTCTATCACAAGCTTTAGCCATTGCTCATTCTCTCCTTTCTCATAATCATTCTCTTCGCACCAATGCTGAAGAGCCTTGATAATGTCCTCTGTAGGGACACGCTGATAGACGAGTTCCTGAGCAAGATAAAAAACAACTGCACTGCGTGACTGGTCAGCACTCTCCGAGAGTCCTGACATATCGCCTCGCCAACGGCGTGATAGCAGACTATTGGGGGTATCTAGTATTTCCTGAACCTGTAGGGGCAATTCTGTTTCCGGCGAGGTATCAGGCAGGATAGACACACCCACCGCAATGCAAAGATCTTCTAACTCTGCCCTAGTCGTGTAACGAGGGTAGGGGAAGTCGATACGACCATCCATCTCAGGGTCAATGAAATGGCTCTTGTTCCAGTACGGCAACCGTACCAGATTCCCAAAGCCACCCTCCCTAAGGTGATCCTGTCGAGGATACACCTCTGGGAAGTGGAGCTTTAGCTGTTTCCCAACGGCAGTCCAAAACTTACGGACGATCCATGCTGGCACTGGGCTTTCAAAGAAAAGCCAAATGTGAGCACCACTCCCTGAGGAAGAGACTTCGTAAACTGGTTCTAAGTCTCGCTCTTGTAAGAAGTGGTATACACGTTTGGCTTTTAGGTCCCAGTCCGGGTCTGGCTGGTCGTCATGGTTATCAAAGTCAAGGCAAGTGCAATAAACTGTGTCGTCTGGAAGCATTAGGTAGAAGCCATAGCAGGCCTTACCGTCAAGGTGTTGGTCCTGGAACATCTGTTCCGTGATCGTTTTCTCTACACGGCGGAATGTAGATCCAGGCACCTGGACACCACAATGCTCTTTTCGACCTCTGAAGTAATCTGTAACGATACTTGTGTCAATCATGGTATCAGTAGACATAGAGTCATCCTGTAAAATAAGAAAAGGGAGAGGGAGGAAGACCGGCAGGCAAGGAACCGAGTCGACCTCCCTCTCCTCAGGGAGAATCCAAACTAGAAGGGGGTAGATGAATCATCAGCATCAGTAACTGAAGCTTTTGGTGCATCTGCAACCTTCGTGGTGAACGCATCACCAAAGCGCGCATCAACACGCAACGTAGCTTCTTCACTTGGTTTTGCAACCGGAGAAGCGGGGCTACGTGGTGTAGAAACCCTCCAGCGTTCCCCACCATCATCATCGACACTGCAAAAGAATTCTGCGACAGTGCCAATGAGGCTGATGCAATTCGGGCTCTCAAGATCAATCTGACTGGGCTTCCCATGGAATCCTAGCTGGCCCATGTCACGAGCCACCCAATCGACTGTTTTGTCAGTCAGGGTGAGCCATATGGTACGAAACGTCTCGTCATCGAAAGCAGTCTCAGTACCATCCTGATTAAGCTTTGCAAGAACCTTGGTTCTGATACGGAACTGTGGGTTTCCGGCTTTAGATTCTGTGAGTGACTGGTCATCAATAACACAGC